TATTTGCTAAAACTACGTTTGCTGAAACGCTTCCTGCAGTTGATATATTACCACCTGCTACATTGCCTGTTGAACTTATTAGAGTAGAAGCGAAAACGTTTGCTGATTGTACAGTAGTGGCATTTACTGTAGTAGCATTTGCATTCCCTGTTGCTGATAAATTTTGACTGGATACGTTACCAGCTGTAGATAGATTCCCACCGGCTACGTTTCCTACGGCGCTTATTCCAGCAGCAGCAAATATACTTGAACCACGTAAATTACCTGTAGCACTTACTTGTCCACCTGTTAATAAATTAGCACCAGTTACATTTCCTGTTGTGCTAACATTGCCACCAAAAACTGTTCCCGCTGCGCTTATGACATTACTTGCATTTAAATTATTTGCTAAAACATTACCTGTTATAGAAGCAATACCAGTCGCTCTTAAATTTCCTGCTTGTACATTGCCTGTTGCACTTACAAATGGAGTTTGTAGTGTGGTCGTTAAAGGATTAAATGTAAGGTTAGCACTTGCAGCAAAACCATCATTAAAGTTATATTGTATCCAATTATTTTCGCCTGCTGCTTCTGCAGTGCCTGCCCCGCCTCCCGGTGCCCAGCTTAAATTACCTAATCCATCAGTCGTTAGTGTATAATCTGGATATCCGCCGTTTATTCTAACTTGACTTACATCACCTAAATTAGTAATACCATCAACTGTTAGTCCGGTAAGTGGACCTAATGTTGTAATATTAGGTTGATTAGATGCTGCAAAAGTAATCGTTGACGTTATGGTATTTGATGTTATGTTATCGTATATTAACGCATTATTTGCAGTTAAAGTATTACTAGCAATACCATCTTGATCACTTGAAATAGATGTATTACCTAAATAGATCGTGTTCCCAGATAGATATAATGATCTCCATCTGTTATTAGGAGTTCCTAAATCATACTCAATATCTACTTGAGGGATCAAATTGCCCCTGACTGATCCTGTAACACTTAAATTACCTACATTTGCGTTACCAATTGTATTAATGTTTCCAACTGTTGCTGTACCACCTGCACTAATTTGCCCAACAGTTCTTAAATTAGCACCAGTTACATTGCCACTAGCACTAATTGCTCCATTTGAATTTAGAGAACCTACGTTAGCAATACCTGTAGCCGAAATTACAGCGGTATAAACATTACCCAATGTTGCATTACCTGAGGAGCTTAATGTACCTTGTATGTTGGCGTTACCTGCTAAGCGTAGGTTACTTGTGGTTTTATCGAATGTTAGATTGCCAGTTCCACCAAATGATCCGCCGGTATCTTGAAATTGAATTTGTGTATTAGAACCTCCCGGAGTTCCATCACCAGATTGATAGAATGATACAATTGCATTACCTGTGTTTGGATCAGCAGGAGTGAATCCGTAGCTATTAAGTGCTATGCTTAAGTTTTGATTAGTGTAAAGTTCTACTTCTTTTGTGCTAATTTTCTTAGCATAATATTTATTAGTGCCGCCCTCACCTGAGTTAGCCAACTGTGTCATATTACCAACACCAACGACGGTTATAGGAATGCCAGATGTAATATTGTTATCAGCCTTAGTTTTTAGAACAGCTATTAAAGCTTTGGTTACGCTTTCAATTTCAAAAGTAAAAACACCAGTGCTTTGCCATGATACGTTGCCAGTTCCGTCTGTAGTTAAAACGTAACCATTAAGACCGCCACGTAATGTAACATTGTTTGCGCTACCTAAATCAATCTCTATATTAGAGTTTGCTCCAGCATTTACCCATGTATTTGCATTAGCAACCAATAATTGTCCATTTTGGACTGGAGAATTTAAATTTATTTGGGTGTTGGCCGTTCCTGCTATTTTTGACCAGTTTAACGATGAAACCTCAGTCAATATTTCTGTTTGGGTTGTAGTGTTTAAACCCTCTGGTGGATATAAACTAGGATCGTTTCCTATATATAATCTGCGCTCGTCTGTCGCAAATCCTAGCTCGCCCTCAGCTAGTTGGGGCAAGTCAACGTTAGCCCCTGTACGGTGTTGAATCTTAGAAATCTGTATAATAGCCATAGTATAATTCTTAAGAAAAGATGATTATACTATTTATCAATCTAAAATAGATTGGAAACTATAGGAATTTTGAGTAATATTCGTCTAATTTTCGGAACCAAATGTCAGTGTACTTGTCAAATTCAGTGCCTTCAACAATAAATTCAAGGTACTGATTGTCAGCAGTACACATAAAAATAACACCTTTTTTAATTTTTGTTCCGTGAACTTCGTTATGTGCGTTTGCATATGCTGCTGATTGAATGAAATAATCTTCAATCCATTCTCGTTTTTTTACTTTGTTACTTTGCTTATGATCCATAATTGCTTCGTCACCGTCATGTATTCCACATAAGTCTGTAGTGCCTGCGTATATTTTTGGAAAATATAATGGAACCTCTACACCCCACGCTTCATCAACATTACACAATCCTTTTTCAATAATAGATTTTGCCATAGTATGGCTTTGCACACTATAAGGATTACTACCAGGCTCTTTTAATATACCCTCTTTAATGTAATCCTCAATGAACTTATGCATACGTGTACCACGTCCTGCTGCTTCAGTGGTTATTTCTTGCGCACGTTTATGGCCCACACGATTGCGCCATTCCATTAGTGCTTTTTTAGATTCTTCTGATTTTGTTGCGTCAAGGATTGTTGTTACGCTAGGAAGTTTTTCTCCGTCTGGAGTGGCATATTTACGTGAGCCATCAATAGTTTCTTTACTGAATTTAACGTAGTTGAATTTATTTGGATTGTACATTAAAAGATTGTATTACACTATTGCTAATAATACAATTTAAATGGTAAAACTTTCTCCACAACCACAACGTGCTTTTTCATTTGGATTAATAAAGTTAAATCCTTCATTCAATCCTTCACGTTTGTATTCCATAGTTAGCCCTGTTACGTAAGGTAAATCTTTTTGATCAACTATGATGATAATATCATTGCTATTGTAACTCATAAAATTACCATTGGCTGGTAAATTATCTACGTATTCTAATTTATAGGCAAGACCACTACATCCAGTAGTCTGAACTCCTATCATTATTCCTATACCTTTACCTCTGTTTGCAATTTTTTGTTTGACTTTTTTTGCTGCGGTTTCAGTTAATGTAATCATTATTTGTCGCTTGCTCGTTGAGCCATTTTTGCTACAGTTTTTTCTTTTTCATCGGGACTTGTTGGCATTTTATCTGTCTGTTTTTGTCCTTTAAAAAAGACTTCATCGCCTTTAACATCATCTATGATGTTTACTAAAGGCTCTTTTGAAATCATGTCTCTCAAATCACTTATGTCTACACTGATATCATTATCATTAAGTAATTGCAAGAATGAGTCTACTGACATTGGTTTATTTGAATGTTGGTAGCGGTCTTTAAGTTGGTCGGTTATAGCGACCAACTTAACTCTTAAAGGATCGTCGTTTACAAATTCAAATAAACGCATTATTATCTTTTTCCGCGACCTATACTTGGGGCAGGTACTTCTTCATCTTCTGGTGGTGTTGGTAATTCTTCTGCATCCTGTGCCATAGCGTCAACTTCACCGCCCATTTCAGGTTCACCCATGCCACCTGCCATACCCATTCCAGGCATACCAGCAAAGCCAGCACCGTCACCTTTTACGATACCCAATGCACTTTGTAATCCTGCTTTAGATTGAGTTAATGCAGCCTGTAATCCAGTTAATGATTCTGTTGCAGCACTATTGAACTGTTCACCAACTTCATCACCCTTTTCTCCGCTAACACTTTCTACAACAGCAGGCAATTCCTTAACTAACATGTCAGAAACATCTTCAATCATTTTCTGAATGCTGTCAATCATGTCCTTTGCTGCTAATATTACCTGTGCTTCTTCAATTGCCTCATCTTCAAAAACAATTTTTGCATTGTATTTTGGCTGTGCTTTTAATTCATTGTAGTAGTCAGAAAGTGCTTGTTCCATAAACACTAGCTTTAGGTATTGTGGGTTATTTTCGCTAGAATAATACATTCTGTCGCTGTCCTTAACTTCACTCATTAAGGATCTTACTCTACCCAACATGCTTTTGGTAGCACTTAGGTCTAATTTTTCAAGTGCTAGATCAGTATTAAAGTTCTCTTTAAGAGCTTTTTTTGCCATTGTGTAGGGCTTTTGGTTAAATTCTGTAAGTTTCATAGTTTTTCCCGAAAGATGATATAGTATTTATCTTAATTTAAATTATTTGTAGGAACTTTTGGGGATAGAGCTTAAATGGTACTGTTTGGCCTTTAGTGAAAAGTCATCCAATTCTTTTACGATTAGCTTCTGTTTAAGTTTACTCTCTACAATTTTGTTATAATAGATATGTTTTTTGTCTAATAATTTAGTCTGTTTGCTGTACTTTTCGTACAATTTTAGTGCAATTTTAATTGACGCTAACGTATCGTCTAAGAAACAAATACGCTGACTTTCTACTATTTTGTTCCTGTTGTCCATTGTACAGTATGCAAGAGCATATTTTGCTGATGAAAAAATGTGTACTTTATCAGATGTATTTGAAGTAACTTTAAAGCCAACTTTTGTTCTTTTGATTTGATATTTTTCAAAAACTTGATAACTGTCATGATCAGGAAGAATGATGTATTTTTTAAGACTGTTGACCGTATTTTGATCAAGCATCTTTTTAAAAACTTCGTATAAATCAATATCAGTCATTTGTCAAAACCCTAAAGTATATGTTTCGTAATTCAGGACTAATGTCTAAAAAAGGTGGAAGTTGCATAATATCGTTAATACTCTTAATCATTGGAACAGATTGACAGTCAGAATATAAAGCTCCCAAATCTTCTTCACCGTCAGAAAATACCCCTTTATAGTTTACAGAAAACTCAAAAGACCAGTATGACAAGTTTTCTTCATCGTTGTAAAAAAAGCCAAAATCATGTTCTACCGAATACAGGTCTTGTTTTATGGGTTCAGTTATATCCTCAGGTTGGGCCCTTAAAGAAACAACCTGAACAATAGTATCTAAGTTACACTGTGTGTTCCTACGATTTTGCCAGTATAAATTTTCTTCCTCAGATCCAAAAAGCACACTTTTTTTGTTAATTACATTGCTTTTTGTTATGTCAAACAATGTATAACATCTTAATTTTGTCATAACGTTATTTATAGAGGTAAAAAAGCCCGCAGAATTTGCGGGCTTTTGTTAAAACTAATTCAAATTAGTTTGAGAATGTTGCGCTTCCTGCAACTGAAACGTTTGCACTTGCCCATGCATTTGACAATTCATTATCTAATGTTACAGTTGTCCATGCACCTACTGGATAAATAGCGATTGCTAATGTATCGTCGGTTGCATTAGTGTACTGGTACATATGAATAGTAGCCAGTTGCTGAACTGTTTGGAAAACAGTAGAAATATTGTCTAAAACTTGTGTGCTGTTACCTGTGATAGTAAAGAATTCTAGTTTTGGACCTTGTGGTTGAACTGGAACTGCTGAAGTAATTGCGTCTAATGCACCAACTGTGTAACCAGGTGCGTCATAGTTCATTACTTGTTTAAAATCACCGTGTACTTTTGTAAAATATGCCATGATATCTATTCCTTATAAAATGTGAGCGCAAAGGCTCTACTTTTATTTAGTCCTTTTACAAAAAAATGGATAACTGTGTGCTTGTTTTAGGACAATTTTTGCAGTTGAGCCATCAATTCTTTCTTTTCAGCAGGGTCTAAAAGCTGAAATTTATATAGAATTTGTTGTACTTCAAGTGATTCAGGCTCTTTTTCTTCAGGTGGTTGGGTTTCGGCTTTACGTGTGGCCGCTAGGTCATATAGCAAATCACCCAATTTTCTTAAAGCAGGAACTCCGCCGTTTTGCTTGTATGTAAATTCAATCATTTTAGCTAAGTCAGTAATCTGCTTCATATTTTGTGTTAGATCAACACCCTGCATATATTGCATCACTACTTTTACAATATAATCAGCCATTGTAAGCTTTACAGTTTGAGGAGGTTGGGCAGGTGCCACTGCTTCAAAAAATGCTTTTTTAAACATTTTATTATAAAAGTCATAGGACTCAGCTTGCACAGTGCCGGGAGCAGGAGTTTGCGCTGCATATCGTTCTGCTTCCGCAGCAGCTGGATTTTTATTAAATTGATAGTTGTTGACTTTTGCTTGCATCTGCTGTTGAACTAGTTCAGCTTGTTGCTGCAATTCCTGTTGTCTTTTGTCTACTTCAGGCCACTGTCCTTGTAGAATTCCGATCATCTTTTTGACAAAGATGTTCCTAAAATTCATTTTAGCCTGAACATTTTTGTTATACGTTCTAGATGTTCGGTTACCGTTTGGATCAACGGGTCCTTGAACAAGGTCTAAAACTGCCTCATCTACACGGGTATGAACATCCTGTAATTTCATTTTCTAATGCTTTTTGTAAATCTTTCTTGATCCTTGCTTTTGATTGCACTAAGTAGTTTTTTCTCAAGAATAGCAGCTTTTTCAGGATCATAATGCTTATTAATCATTTCCACAAGGTTAATAGCACTTGTGATAATATTATGGGCACGACTCTCTATAATATGTTTGGTGTCACGGTTGTTTCCAAGTGCCTCCAATTCTTCTAATAAACTTTTAGTTTTGCGTTCCATAATAGAGTTCCCCTTAATATTTATCACTTTTTAAGACTATTAAGCATAGCTTTTAATTTAGCACTTTGTACGTCAGCGACTACTTTAGGAACATGTTCATCTATCATTTCGCTTTCATGTGTAGGGTTTAACTTGGCAGTGGGTTTTAGTCTGGACATAATGTCATTGGGACTAGGTTGAGGATTATTATATTTGACGCTAGCACTTTGTCCATCTTCACCCGGGTCTGTTATGCGCAATGTTTCTACATTAAATTCAAGTTCAATTTTAGTCCCTACCCCTGAACTACTACGTGTTTTCATAAGCTGAATCTGATACTGGCCACGTTCACGCATACTGCGACTTGTAAAGATACCGAATACATTATCCGCTGTGTTAATCTTTGAAATACCACCTGATATATGACTATGATCAAACTCAATTTCTTCCACTGCACTACGATTTAATTGACTAGCTGTAACTAGCAGCACGTTCAATTCTTTAGACAAATTACGCAATTCTTCCGACACATACTTGTCTTTAATAAACAAGTCTGAGGGGCTGACCTTTGCGCTGACGGGCATAAGGAGATCAAGATAGTCAATACAAAGAAAATCAATCTTTGCACCAGTCTTAATCTCATACTCTTTACAATATGCTCGTAAGTCATTTACTGTACTCTGTGCCGGCAAATACTTGATTTGTAATTTACCAGCTTTCTTTGCCAACATTCTGACTTTCATTTCAATGTCGTCAATGCTTTTAAAAATATCACGACTGCTAGTCTCTGTCATCATACTATCTATACGCATTGAACATAGGCCCTCGGCAAGTTCAAGCGTAGCATAGATACCATTTAATCCTGCTTGACTCCAATTGACTGCAAGATTTTGCATGAACAATGATTTACCTGATCCTGAGCCACCTGCAAAAATTTGCAATTCACCGCGGTTAAATCCACCGTAAAGTTTACTATCAATTGTAGGCCAACCAGTACTGATTTGTCCATTATTACTTTTTAGTGCCATTAATCTACCACGTGGATCTGCAAAGTAATCAGTGCCCATATCTTTTGTGATACTAATTTGCACTGCATCTTTTACAAGTTTTTCAACAGGATCGTAGTTGCCCTTTTCTAGTAGATCGGCTGCTTTTAATATTGCACGTTCTAATTCTTGTCTGCGTGTGAACTTTTCAAATTCATCTAAAAACCATTCATAGTGCCCTGTTGATAATTCAGCAATAGGTTCAATTTCTATAGAACACGTAGCTTGTATTTGATCAGGATCAGGTAATACGTTATATTTTTCTGAATGTTCTTTGAAAAATTTTGCAACTGTCCTTAAGGACTTATCAAAATTTTCAGAATTCATTATGTTACTGACTCTGGTATACAGTTCACCATTACTAACCATCATTCTTAAAAATAATTTTTGAACATCTATATTATAATCAGTTAACAATCTTCTTCCTTTGCATTTCTATTTTTATTTTACTTGTTGTCGTATGTTGCATTATACTTAACAACGTAGCCAGTTTACCATATTTTATTACTGCATCATTTACATCTTTTACACCGGGATCCCAATTAGGTATACTGACCTGATATCCTAATTCTAAGGCTCGGTCACATGTTTCAAACCCAGTTTTGTCTCTATCTGGGACAAAAATAATTTGCTTATTTAATTGTTTCAATAATCTTGCCTGATCATCATTTATTGTGTTATGAGTTAGAGCCAATCCATCAATACA